TTTAAGCCTCCTGTCTCGTAACTGATCGGTCAATGATCTTCTGTATGTCTTCACCATTGAGTAGTGATAGCTCTCTCTCATATATCTTTTCCCAGACGGGAATTCTTTCATCAGTCTTCAAGAAACCACTAGCTTGAAGGAGAGAGCCATGAAGTAATGCGCCCGGAGCATAGTCAGTAAGCCAATTAGTCTGATTGACAAGGTCCAGCAACGGAGGCATCTCATAGTAGAGTATTTCTAGAGGATAGGCAACATCGGGTGTTGGAGCTATCAACCAGTTCTCATAATTATAGTCAGCATAGAACTTCGGTTGACCTGTTAGATTCTCGTCCGGCCAATAGGTTCTCAAGTATTCATAAGAACGTGGATAGATTGAAGTTCTAACTTGATCAACGCCTACACCGAAGTTCATACTGACAGTATCTCTCCAGCGATCGGGTTTGGCATAGACTGATTGACCAATGCCCATAACAGTTGTTACAACATTGATGAATCCCTGTATCTTAAGAGCGCGGGCTATATCTCGCTCAGCTAGATTGATTAATCTTGGAAGCTGAGCAAAGACGGTAGTATCTACAACTGTCCCTCTCTCCAGGTAGGCTTGAAGATCGGTAATAAGTGAATTGAATGTCAGTGTCTCAGCCATGATGCTTTACTCTTTGATGATTTTAGGAGCGGGGGCTGCTTTCTTGGCTTGGATCTTCGTCTTAGTCTCAGCAACTTTTTCTACAGCTGCCTGAGCACGAGATCGAAGAGCGCTCCACTCCTCATGGGTAGGAGCACGAGAGCTGTTTGCCATTTCTTTAATCATCCCGGCAAAGAGTTTCAGCTCTTCATCCGCCTTAGCTCCTTGAGAAACGAGGCTAGCTAGTATACCCAGCAAACTGGAGGCTTCACCAAGAGGAATGTTACTTCCCCCATTAATCTTGGGATTGTTGAGAACGGTGGCAAAGGCGTTGAGTATTTCAACTATAAGTAAAGGACCCATGTTATGTTGCTCCTTGGATTGCAGATATGAGATTTTGAATGAGAGGCATCGCTTTTTCTACCCAGCTATTTAAGTTCTGACTGGCAATAAGTACTCTCTCCTCAGTTGTCTGTCCTTGATCGAGGAGAGCTTTAGCTGCCTCATACTCAGACATGGCATTGAAGAGTTCACCTGTTACCGTAGTGGATGTCTCAACCGCGGCAATGATGCGCAGCTTGTTGTCATCAGAGAGGGCAGGTGAATCCATAAGTTCTGCCGCTCGCTCGACAAAGATGACGTAAGTGCCATAGGCCGCAAAGGCTCTCTGCTCAGTAGTCTCAGCAGCTCTCATGGGATCGAGAATGGAACATGCCTGAAGTACCAATACAGATAGCGCGAATACTACCCATGTGGTGTAAGTGCGTTGATGAGTATTCATTTTTGCTTAACTCCTAAAGTGACCTTGTCACGTGGAAGAAGGTAACTCATGATGGCAATGAAGCCACCAGAGAGCAGAGACTCAAATCCCATTGGAGCGGTAGCCATTAGGTCTGGAGCAAAATACCCCAGAAGCCAGATAACAACTGCTGCAAAGAGAGCGGCGACTGATACAGTTTGTACATTGGTGTTTTGGTTCATCTTACTTTACTCCTTTCTTTCATTACAAATTTCAATTAAGGACATATTGCGATACCAATGAGGCTGACCTGTAGCCCATTCATACTTCCCATACTCAATGGATAGCTGCTGTCTATATTCCACCCTTCTGGATGGAGAGGTGGTGGGATCACAGAGCTGATCAAGAGCATAGGGTATGTTTCTCAAAGACCAGTTCTTGGCGCTCAGTTTGGCGTCATCCAATAGAGGCTTGATTAGGCGATTAGATTCCTCTACCGTCACAGGCTCGTAGTGGTCGGGTAGCTCGTGCTTACGCTCCCAGGCCCAGACCAAAGCTATCGCTACTAGGACTATTGGTCCCCAGGAGTTAATAGCATGAGTGAAATTCATTATAGGTTTACCTTATCTGATATCTTCTGACCCGTGTCCTTCACGTAATCTAGAAGACCTATTATCATTTGACATCTAGCACAGACTCGTGGCTGGCAATCTAAGCTAGCTCCAACACAATACACAGAAGCGAAGACCACAAGCGCTAGACTTATAAAGGTCCATTCACCTAGGTGTGGTGCTCTCATCCGAGTCTCATCCTCTCGGCCAGATGGTCAGCTCTAATTCCTACTTGAGTTGCCCATTTACTATCTAACATTTCAGCAGCAGCCTTCTCATAGGCAGAGGCTCTAATAAAGTTCAAGGTATTGCGGAACTTACGTAGGCCCTTGATGCCTAGATTGTACGCCATCTCGATCAGTATGTCTCTTCTTGCCGAGGAGATGTGACTAATGCCTTCTATAGCATCAACTTCAGCAGCATTCTCCTCTAACTTCTTCAACATCCATTGACTAGCCAACTCTTTAGTGATTTCTAGCACTTGAAGGTTAGTACCGTAGCCAATTGTCCAGATACCTTCTGAATCCTGATAGGCGTTAGCTCTGAAGCCTTCATGATGCATGACTGATTCTAGTAATTCTTCGCTTAACATCTCTAACTCTCCACTCATGGGGGAATAATTAAGGGCTCTTCTTCAGGTTCGGGTCCAACGATGAGCTCTTCATCGGGTCGGGTGAAGGATAATGCAATCTTTTCGGTCTTTCTAGCCGGAAGACGATAGGGATCATACTCATCGGCATCATCTACACAGACCTTCAGGCCAGGTGAATTAGGATCAGAGATCAATTCGAGTATCGGAAATGTCCGCTGGCATCTAGCACAGACTCCAAGCCCGAATGAAGTGTGATCACTTACATCTACATATTTACTCATGCTGTATAAGGCCTTATCATAACCACGAAGGAAGCATCTGATCCATCACTCTCTCCATCCCACGCCTTCCTCATAGCGACATCCGCCTCAGTTGAGACGACTGGGAGAAGATTGAGATCTGCTTCTTTGATCTCAGTTATTAACATCTTACTTAATTCATAAACTACGGCTAAGTACCATCGTTGAGGTAGCTCTAGCTCTTGAGTCAAAGTACCAACATCTTGAATCTGTCTCTGGCGATAGATAACAGCCTGTGCCCACTTGTGAGCGTCATCAGGAGCGGGCCATAATGTAACGACTGGATTGACTCTTTGACGATCATACCAATATTGCGTGGGTCTACCTCGGTTATTCTTCGTTGGTAGATTGGCATAGTCATTCCTGTTGATCTGGGCCAGATTGATCTCCGTGGGGTTGGTTTGAATTACTATAGCCCCGACTGACATGACAGTGACAGGATCTAGCGCTCGTAGTCTGAAGAAACTGGCTGCATCAGGAGTTCCCTCAGCATCAATCCATATCCATTGATTGAATTCAACGGCCAGGTCTATGTACTGATTGGTCTTATTAGGAGGACCGACAGAACTCCAAGCTATCCCATCTGTAGAGACTTCCCAGATAAAGGACCAGGTTCCAGTTAGGCCGCGCCAAAAGAATCCAAAGGTGTATGGGGATATGTCAGAGTCTGTCTGAAGCCCTGCCCATCCCAGAGGAGCTACTTGAGTATAGGTACTGGAGAGAGCGTCATCAAAGGCCTCGGTAGGTAATGCTTCACCGGCTGAAGCTAGAAGAGTATCTGAGATTTGTCTTGTTCCAGTTCTTAGGGTGATATCAAGAACCTCTATAGTACCAACAGGGGTCAAAAGCGATTGCTCTCCACGATAAAGACCTAGGATGTTCTTCTCAATATTCCAGAGCTTGATCCCATCAGACGATAGACCAGAAAGAATGAGATAGAGTAAGTCCTGTGCTACTTCTACATATTCTGAAGTTATCTGAGCGGGTACCATCCGCATCTTGCGAAAGGCATGCTCTATTACTTTGCGTGTCTCAAAGACTGTAGTTGAGACGGTACCTGACGTAGCCATGAATTCTACTCCTGAACATTATTGTTACAGACTTCTCATTCAGAAGTAGATGAAAGATTCTCATTAGCCCATCACGCCAGCTTGGACTAGTTTCAATGTAGCAGTGCCAGCACCAGCGACGATAGTCAATCTGACTCCGCGAGGGGGCTGAGCATAGTTGCCATCAGCATTCGACGATAGACCAGCCAATGTGGGGTGATCAAACCAGGTAGCTGTGGCTGGGTTGAAAGCGACATCCCAGATGTCATCAAAGGTATGTTGAACAGCGCAATCAGTTACGACTCCAGGTCCAATTATTACGCCCATGCCAATGGCAGTGGTCTGATAGATATCAACTGGAATGACAGTACTACTGCCAGGGCCAGTGACGGATACGGTTACGGGTCTCATCGGTACCACCTCTCTCCAACGGATAACATGTAATCAACAAAAATAGTCATAGTGCCTGCAGCTGTTCCCTTCATCGCCACAAATGGAGCTATTGGGCCTAGAAGAGGGAAGGCTGGGAATTTTATCTCAGTCGTATCTTGCCAGTACTGTGTAGGCCTTTGACGAGTAGACCGCTGTGTGGCCATAGTGAAGACGTTGTTCTCATTTACGAAAGTAGTCTCATAGTTCACGTTGGAGAGCGAGTCCTCCGTATTCATAAAAGCAGATTCATAGATCATAACACCGAAGGACATGATCCTAAAAGTAATCTGCTCTGTCTGGTCACCCTTATAGATAAAGTAACCATCTGTGATCTGATCTGGGTCCCCATTGGGAATGTCCTGAGCCCAGCCGATAGCGATGACAGAGTCAACCGTAGTGCCGCACTGCCACCTGATCCTTCCTCCCATCTTCGAGTTCCCCCCGGATGTAACGAAGGGTAGGACGCTGACATTTTTGGGTGTGAGAATAGCTGAGGCGGTATCACCAATGTCCACGCCCGTGAAGACGCTCAGCTGACCCCCAGGAGTATAAGAGGTGGTAGAGATGTCAGGGATCTGCGCCCCTCCACCGATTCCTGGGCTTTGAGTGAAGATGATGTTATCCAGTGAACTTATCTTATCAAAATCTTCAAACTGCTGGAAGTATCTACTTGGATCAGGAAGAGCCATATCCGCTAAGAGATCATCGTCTGCCAGATTAGTTATTCCTTGAGGTAAGGAGGTAGTAATTCTTCTACTGCTTTCAGTACTCATGATGTTTTTCCTTTAGAGATAAGGAGAAGGATAGCCGTTAAAGCTATCCCCCCCTTAACACCTACTAGATTCCAGGAGTACCATAAAGGGCTCGTGGATCAGTCCAACCAGGAATGTACCGCTCGGTCGATTTGTAGCGCATTGAGTCAGTCTCAAAATCACCTTCCATCGACTTCTCCAGACCCCGACGCTTCATCATCTGAAGGCCACGGGCTGCATCGGTCTTAATCCACCAGGCAGTAGTACTGGTAAGGCGAGACAGATTTGCCTGACCTTTGTCCAGCATACCCATCGACTTCACAGGGTTGATGTCATTGGTTCCGCCACCTGCTCGGAGTACCGACTTCAACAGAACCTCTGCTTGGAAGACGTTGCTTGGGCCGCAGACGATGCACTCAGGCTTCAGTCGGATGCGCTTGCCGTTATTATCAACAGCATTGCGGATCTGAATGAGCATCTGTTCAAGCGAGGTCTGAGACAGCGCAGCAGCAGCAGTCAATACATTCGAGAATGTACCACCAGTTGCTCCCGGTGCGATGGGATGAGCGTTAGAGACTAACGATACTCCATCACCACCAGGGTAAGCGCCATTGAAGGCTCGGTTGATGATGTTAGCAGCCAAAGTCTCTTTCGTCTCAATCATCGACTGAGCAAGATGCTCAGAATAGATCGTTCCGATTTTGATGTGGTCGCCATCTTCTACCAAAACCTTAGTCAGTGCGAAAGCCAAACCAAAGACCTTGTACACATAACGCTGGATGAACAGTACCCCGCCGGCATCATAAGTTACCGGAGTACCGTCGGGCATTTCAGGGGCAGCCCCGAAGCCAAACAGTACAGGCTCTTCATGATAAGAACGTGGAGTACCTGATCTTTCTTTGAAAATCGCCTTCCATTCATCGGCCCGTTGATCATAGATACCATCAAAGGTCTCATTGAGGATCGGTTCGACAACTGAGCGAAAATCAGTTGAACGCATTGGCGTAGCCATATTTTATTCTCCTAATATCGTCAGTTAGACGGTTGTCGCAGGTAACTGTGTCCAGTTATACTTGCGAATCATTACTTGAACCACCGGGAATGCATCAGCTATAGCATTGTTCGGGCCGTTGTTGATGCCAATGATCCGGAGACCACCTGCCGCGTCACCAGCATTATCCAGAACTACATTGGATAATCCCGTGGCAAGACTGCCGGCTGGTGCTGACCAGTTAAAAGTTTCACCAATGTTAGTTTGAGCCAAGACACCACTAGATTGAATCTCGTAAACAGTGTCCGGATCAAACGTATAGTACACCTGGAACTCAGGATTAGCTGCTGTAACAGTGCCAGCGATCCATTTATTTGCCATAGTGCGCTTACCATTGATATCGGTATACTCAATGCCCATAAAGGCACCTACAATACCGCCCGTGGTAAGAACAGCTGTAGCTGTAACAGAAGCAATGCCACCCAGTGGCCCGATACCTACGGGCCCATACTGGAAGATAGATACTGCTACATTCTCTAGAAACTGTGACTTAGCCTGACGAATGGTGCCGGATGGATGCCAGGCAGGCTTGAGTCCCAGTGGAGAGTTAATGCTACTCATACTTATTCTCCAAAAAAGAAATCAAAAATAAAGTTAGAGGCCTAATCAAAATGACTAGGAGGTCTAACTACCTGTCCAATCTCTGCTTGCCCGTCTTCAAGTTCAAAGCTAACTGGTCTCCGAGACATTGCAGAAGCTTGTTGCTCAGCCGATCTTGTGGCATCGCTAAGCTTCCCCTCTTCTTGGTTCGGTTGGTTGTGATGAGCCTCTCGCATGTAAGCTTGGTATAGATGTTCGGGTAGCTTGAAGGCCACCATCTCATTGACACCAATGCATCCTTCATATTCTCCAGACTTCATTGAAGCATAGCTCCAACCAGGAATATCAGAGGCAAGGATAGGCTCATAGCCTAATCGGACACGACCCGGAATGGAGTCGCGAGGATTGGCCGTAGTTAGCCAGCAAACGTGATACCCTGGAATGTCAGGGATATCAGGCAGTGCGGATTGGAAAAATGATTGTCGGAACTCATCCAAGCGTTGGTCGTCAGTAAGTTCACGGTTCTGAGTTACTACTCTGTCTTCCATCGAGCGGTCTGACCGTTCTTCACTGTTCTCTCGCTTATTCAGCTTCGTGTCTCTGTTCGTTGTTTTACGTGCCATGACTAGACTCCTTCAGTCAATCGCTGTTAGCCCGATCATAGGAAGCATACTGCTTTAACATACGCTGCCTCAATACGGGGTCTTCCCAGGCGCCTGCCTCAACCATTGCTTGCTTGCGGTCGGCGCTGATATAAACTTCATTCTTCCCCAGGTTACGTTCTCGTCCACCAGTGCGGAATCGAGGGCCACCATTGGAAGTCCTTTTACCATTCCCCTTGAATCGCTCGGGGAGTCGCCTCTTTACTCGGGAATCTAACTCTTTCCAGTACTGAGCCGTTCTAGGATCAAAGCCTTCTTTGGCGAGGGCATTATCAATGGCAGTGACAATTGCAGAATCTTCATCACCCCCATTGGCATCCCACCAAGAATTCTGACTGATCCATTTCTCAGCATG